TTATTGACCGCTTACTAGAACTTGACCACCTGTGGTCACATACTTAGTCACAATGTTACCGATGGTCTTTCCAACCATAGCCTGAGACTGAGTTGTGTCGGTCTTGACATTTATGTTAATTGTTGTTCCTGCGGCTGTGCCTGTTGCGGCCTTGCCTTGCAGGTCAACAAGTTGCTTTGTCCAATCTTTGATTGAAGCTGCTGCCGAGGCATCCTGAACGGCATTAGATGAGGCAAGCTTGATGTAGGAATTGGCAGCGTTGATGCGAGCCTGAAGGTAGGCGGCAGTTCCCTTGACATCTGATAGCTCATCAACAACAATGCCTGTTGCGTTTCTAATGTCTTTGATTGCAATGCCCTCTGTGATTGCTGCATTTTCAAAAGGGTTTGGGTTATTAGGATCACCAGATGGTGCAGTAATCATTGCCTGAATGTCGCTCTTGCCAATGTTGAGCAGTTTGTCAAACTTGGCAATCAGCTTGTCAATGGTGCTGCCTAGTCCTGCAAAGGCCCCGCCAAACTCATCGAGGTCAAGCAAGAACTGAGTCTTGATGTCAGAGACTTGTGTTTGGAAAGCGTAAGCAGCATCACCGAGGCTTCTCAGTAGAAGCTTGTTTTGCTCGATTAAGGCAAGATCTAATTGCTCATTAATTGTTGCAGACTGAGCAGCCAGTTCGATAGTGGCAAGTTTGAATTTGTCATAGATGTTTTTAGCTAGTGCATCTGCACCTGTCTCAGATACAGTCTCCAACTCACCAAACAAACTCTTAAGTTCAGACTGAGTTTCAGGTGATGCCTCTAAGATTGCTCCTGCAAGGGCATTGCCCGTCTCTGTGCCAGTCTCTAAGACCTGTTCGATGAAGGTTTGCTTGAACCCTAGCCCTGCAAGTTTTGAGGCGTTAGCGAGCAAATTCTTTGATGCGGTTAGGCGGTCACGCAATCCGTTGATGATCTCAGTTACAGAGGCATAGGTTGTCTTTTCAGTTTCTTTTGCAACTGTGACAGTCAGGTTCTCAGTCAGCTTCTTAACCTGAGTAACAATCTCTCGGGTGCTCTGGCTTGTAAAGAGATCGCCAAGTGACATCTGTGTTGCAGACCTGAAGGCTGCGGTGATGCGCGACTGCGACTCTATGACAAGAGCTTCCTGGTCAGCTAGTGCAGACTTGCGAAGCTCTGCAACCTTTTCCTCATAGTCGCGGTTAATCTCAAACTTTGTGCGCTCATAGTCACGCTCAGCCTTGAGAATGTCGGCCTGAGCTTTCTTGATAACCTTTTGCACTTTGGCAAATCTCTCAGCAGCCTTGCTAGGAGCGTTTGGCGCGACAGGCTCAAAGGGCATAAATGGTTTGATTGGAGCAGTTGCCTTTTGAGTGTTGTATGCGTAAGCATCAAGCACCCCAGAGTTTGATGCCTTGATAGGAGGCGGCGCTGTCTTTTTGCTTAGGTATCTTAGGGCTTCAATAACAGGGATAAGCAAGATGCCTAATGGCCCAAGCTCTTTACCGATGTTGTAGAAAGCGGTTGCCAGTCCATATAGGAAGTTTGTGACTTTAGGGCCATTTTCAGAAGCTCCAAGGATACCTCCAAAGAAAGGTGCGGCTTTATCCCATAGCCCTTGGACAGCAGTTCCAATAAGCTCAAAAGCGGTAGCTAGACTCTCAAGGTAGAACACTAGGTAATCACCAATGATGTCTGCTAAAAACTCAAGAGCAGGAATCAGGAATGTGCTTAGATAGTCTGCAAGGATCTCAATGAACGGCATTAGAGCATCAAGCAAGCGACCAAACACAGGCAAGATTTTCTGAATCAAAGGCAGAAACGCCTCAACAAGTTGCTTTAGAATAGGCGTAATGATTTCAAGCAGTTTGGTGAACACAGGCAAGACTGCAAGTAAGACATCGTTTATTACATCTGCCAGCATGACAAAGATGTCAAAGATGGGCTGAAGCGCGGTCAACAGAGGGTCAATGGCGTTGACAATGGTTTCAAAGATAGGGCCAAGGCTTTCCATAACCCTAGCCAAGACAGGTGCAAATTTCTCAGCAAGCGATGTAATGACAGGGACAAGCTTTTCAAACACAGGCAACAGGGCGTTGCCGACTACTTCCTGTGCCTCACCAAAGGCAAGCTTGATTTTCTGGAAGCCTGTGACAGTAGCAGCAGCAGTCCCACCAACCTGCTGTTCGATAGCCTTGAGAATCATGTCCTGAGCCTCAAGAGTCTTGCCCGACTCTACAAGAGTTTTGATTTGTTGTTTCTCTTGCTCGGTGAAAGTCACACCTGCTCGGCGTAGAGCGGTTAGTCCCTTGATTGGGTCTTGTAGTGCCTTACCAAGTTGCAGGGCGTTAGTCTCGGCAGAGCCAAAGCCAGCAGCAGCTAGGTCAAAAGCTGCAACAGTAGCTCTGTCAAAAGCACCACCAGCTTCACCTGCTGTTGCGGCTAATTGCTTGAATGTTAGAAGCTTTGCCTGGGTGGACTTGATGAGTTCATCATCTTGCCCAATAATCATCATCTGCTGATCAGCGAACTCTTTGAGCCTGTTAGTTACAGCACCAGTCTGTGCACCAAAGATGCCCATAGAACTTGCAATTTGGTCAAGTCTGTTGTTTGCTACCTGAGCTGCCTCAGCAGCTTTGAGCGCTCCTGTTGCAAAGTTCGCTATTGCTGCAACAGAAAAGGCTGCTGCAAGTGGCGCTGCTAGTTTCTTTAGTGAGCCGCCTACGCTTTGAAAAGACTTCTGAGCTTGCTTGATTCCCTTGTCATCAAAGACAGATTTGAGCGTTACATTTACTGCTGACATTTAGAAGCCCTTGCTTGCTCGAATGGCCCATTTGTTGACCACATACTGAATTGACTTTGAGATTGTTGGGAGCTCTTTCTCAACTGCTTTCCAAGCCATGCGCGATGGCTGGTTTGAAAGTCCTGTGTTGAGGTTTTTTATGAAAGACTGACCAGCCTTCTTTGTGGCTCGGCGCTGGAAGGTAACAGACTGCCCTCCATCAGCATAGGTTCTGACGATTGGTTTAGACAGACCTGAACCCTTGTAACCTGCACCAACTGATCGGCCTGAGCGCCCTGCCATGTCAGCAACAGAGGTTGCGGCTGAGTTGACGCGAATGCCCAGCAGGGTAGTGGTCAAAGACTTGCCACCAGCTTTGGTTCTAAATCGAACGGTTGTTGACTTAGCACCGCCTCTGCCCTTTTTAGTCTTGCCCCATTGCAAGGTGGCGTTGCGACCTCTGCCAGAGGGATCCATACCGCTCAGAGGTGAGTCGCTAGGGATAGCGTTTTTGATTGCCTTTTCAGGCGCTTTTCCGATTGACTTGACTTCACGCATGAACTCAGTTCGCAATGACGGCTCGATAGCTTTCAGCTTTTTTTGAAGGCCGCGAATTTCTTGGACTGAGTAAGGCTTGCCACCTGCACCAGTCAAAAGCATCTTCAGCATTGTTCACCTCTTCCGATAAGTCTACCAAAAGGAAAACCACCCCTTTCGGAGTGGCTTACCTTTGTTGTGCTCTCCAAATTAGATAGCGAGCCATTGTGAATCTCATTCGCTCTGACTCTGCCATCAGGACAGATGGAGCGATGCCCGTCTCTACGGCTAGGGCAGCAATCTCCCAATGCTGGGAGCTGTCACCTAGCCCTTCGATTTTGGGGTGTCAGTTGCCCCGACACCATCAACGGTCTGAGTCCATGCGTCAAAGTCAAGGTCAATCTGCTTTGTCCTGGCTAGTGCTGCGTGAGCCAAAAAGAGCAAGTGAGTTAGTCTCATGTCTTTCGCTGCATTAGTGATTGCGATGTTGAAGTGATCTTCAAACTTCACAATGTCAGGTGCAGAGCAGATGACCTCTACCTTGTCACCAGAGTTGTATTCAATCTCTAGGTTGATTTTCATTTGTATTCCCCTTTATTGGTTAGTTAGACGGTGGCGCGAGTTACTTCACCGCTGATAGGCCAAGTCAAGTTCTGCGTGGCTAGATCGCCCACAGACCCCGAGATTGGAGTTAAGTTGTTGCATAGGGCTGTGAACGAGTATGACGGATTGGATGTTCCAGCGGCAGTTCCGTTTGGTAGGACAACTACGGTTGCTAGTGTGTTGAGCAGAGGCCACAGAGCTCCGTCAATCGCACCAGCAGCGAAATCGTTGTGGAAGCTCAAAGTCACACTTGCGGATTTTAAGCCGCCAGTTACGGTGCGCCATCCAGTTGAACTGAAAGCGGTAGTATCAACCTCATCAGAGGTTACAGCGATTTCCACCTGGTTTACATTGGTTGAGTAGTCAACGGCATTGATCCTGACTACTGCGTTAGTTAGAACTAACTTTGGCATTTCTTATTTCTCCTTATTAGCTTGCAAGCACTCGGATTTGAAATTCAGCACCGAGATAGGTGATGTCATTTACTAGGACAGGGCCATAGCTAGACATTTCAGTCACTACACAATCAAAGGCCTTGTTGTTTAGTGTCCTATCTGATTCTACTGCAAGTAAGACAGATGAGCTGCCTGTGCTGGAACAGTAAGCATCAAGACTTTTCTGTGCCGTTCTCTCATCAACGCGACCAACAATGAGCTGGACAACAAAGTTATACTCTGCCATGCCGTTCCTCATGTCTAGGTGATACTGAGCGCGGTCAAACTGCACCACCGCAATAGGTGGGCTTGGGTTGTCAGGAATAAACTCTGAGGTTCTAAGGCCTGCGATGGTTGCAAGATTAGTTGCAATGGCTGTGCGTAACTCTGAGATGCTTGCCACTATGCCATCCTAATTTTGCGTAGGCTGTCAACCAACTGAGCGACATCAGGGTCAAGCCTTGAGCCTACTCGCATAGATCCCAGCTCACCAGAGATAATTCCTAGCGGCGAGTCAAGACGCTTGAAGATGCGCGATGCCTGGATAACTGTTGCCTGAGTTACCTGAATTGGAGTAGCTGACCAGCCCCACACGCCTGTTACCTTGACAGTAGCCTCGCCCTCTAAGGTCTGGTAAACATAGTCACCGATTGCGCGGATGTTTGTGTAGGGCTGCTCAAAGCCGTCTGTGATTCCGTTGAGCGGCTCAAGCTGGTAGTCATCAGATGCCCAAGTTGTGTCATAGACTTGCTCATCATCATTCATGCTCTCAAGCTTTACGATTGAAATGAGATCGTCAATCAGCACATTCAGCGAGTTAGATGGCGCGTAGTAGCGCACAGCAGTTCCCGCATTGTAAAAGTTGCGATTTGTGTATTGGTCAATGGCGCGTGAGGCAGACTCAATCGCCATCTCCAGCAGACTATCATCTACGGAATCTGTAATTCTTAACGCGCTTTTCACTTGCGCTAAAGTTGCGTAGCCTCGGGTAATTGCCATGTGTCTATTCTACTCTTTATCAACTACTAGCAAGATGTCATCAAATCTCTGTTTGTAAGTCCTGCAATCGTAAACCCTGAATGTCAGTCCAAGCTTTGTAAACTCAGTCTCTATCTGGCTTAGCTCCTGGCTTCCAAAGATGTCCTCAATAAAGTATTTTCCACCCTGCTTGAGATTGCCCCATAGCAATTTAAAGCTTGCTATCTGATCTGCAACGATGTGTGAGCCATCGTCAATAATGTAATCAAATTGTTTTCTAGCTAATTCAGGGATTGGCTTTGTCGCATCTGCTATCAAAAGCGGAATGTCAAACTTCACTTTCTCATCTGTGATGTCCACGCCTAAGATTTCAGAATCTTTGAAGTAGCTCTGCCACATAGCTATTGAGTGACCTTCCCAAACACCTATTTCGAGCAGGGAGATGCCTTCGGTCTTTTCCATCTCTGCTGCATAAATGTCAATGTAGCTGTGTTGCGTTCCCTTGTCTCCACCGCCATCAGCATCAGAAAACTGAGCATAGACTTCTTGCAGTCTCACATCATTCTCTTTGACCAAGTGGTCGGCACTTTGTCTGAGTCAATCTCAATGGGCAGATGGTAGTCAAACTCTCTTGGCCCTTGTTCTCTGATCCAATCAACAAGCTCACTTAGCCCTTGGTCTAGTGAGGTCTTGGTTTCATAGCCCAGCAACTCTCTAGCCTTGTCTGCCGAGCAGCTTGCTAACTTTACCTCTTGAGGTCTGCCAGTTGTATAAATAGGGTCTAGGTCAAATCCGATTATCTCTGCAAGCTTCTGTGCAAGCTCGTTGATGGTTATGGTTTCCTCATCAGGCCCGATGTTGATTACCTGGCTGACAGCGACATCCTGAGTGCAAGCAACAAAGGTTGGCTCAACTACATCGCTGACAAAGCTAAAGCAGCGCTGCTGTGTGCCGTCACCGTAGATGATTGGTTGTTTACCCTGCAACATTCGGTTGGTCATAATCGAAGCAACATTGCGAAAAGGATCATCAAACTTTTGCCGAGGGCCGATGATGTTGTGAGGCACAAGGATTGCCCACTCAAGATTGTGAGTTTCGCAGATGTTCTTGACCAGCTCTTCAGAGGCTACCTTGGCAATGCCATAGGGGTCTTGAGGCTTTGGGGTGTAGTTCTCTAGGAAAGGTGTCTGCTGTGCTCCATAGCGAGCCATGGAGGACAGATAGACAAACCGCTTGACCTTGCCGTTTACAGCCGCGACAAGAGCGTTGGTGGTCGCTTGGGTGGTGTTGCTGACTACGAGTGACGGGCTGAATACAGACAAGCCCTCATAAGCGGTGCAAGCAGCGTGAATGAATAGGTCAGCGCCCTCGGTTACTTCCTCTAAGAAGTCAAGGTCTTTTACAAGGTCAAGCTCTGAGAACATAATGCCGTCTGGCACATTCTCTAAGTAGCCGCCAAGCAGGTTGTCTATTCCGACAACTTCCCAGCCCTCTGCCAAAAAGCGGTCAGCTAAGTGAGAGCCCAAGAATCCTGCGACTCCTGTGATTATTACTTTTGCCATGCGTTATCTCTGATCCTTTGCAAGTTCCAGCGACCTTCAGAAAAGTCTTGAGTGTTTATCTTGTTGTGATAGTAATCAGAATTTGAACCATAAGATTTTGCATTGCCTCTGGCATACACCTCTCCTGCATTTATCGTGCTTGCGTTATCGTGGTGAACATCAACTGAGGCTTTGTAAACCTCAAAGCCAGCGTTAGTGACGCGGCGCTCATAGTCATTATCTTCAAAATAAATCGGGTAAATAGACTCATCAAACAAACCAACATTTTGCACCAATTCCTCACCAAGACTAAAAGCCTGGTAGAACGGAAAGGTGTGAGTCAGCGTCAGCCTGTTAGGTGCAGAAGCATCGCTTAGGGCTTGTAATGCATTAGTTTTAAATTGAGTGTCTGCTGCTGTAAAAGTCCAGTAGGGTTCAAATGGAAAACACTTGATACCAAAATTCCAGCTTGCCGCCACGCCTAGATTGTTTGGCAGATGTAGCACTCTAGCGTCAACCCATGCTGGGACTTTCAGTGTTTCTAACGCATCGCCGTTGTCTAGGACAAGAAGCTCAAGCGGAATGTCAATGGAGTCAACCATCCGCTGAAGCAGGTCATAACGATTCAGGACAGGGACAATCAGCTTCACTTCAGATGTTCCTTTAGGAATGGAACCCACTTGTCAAGCCAGACTGTCTCAGCATCAAACTGCTTGGCGAACTTACGGCTGACCTCGCTGTGTGATCCGTTTGCTTTGGTGTCGTCATAAGCGTTTTCAAAAGCCTGAGCGATTGAGCCAATGTGAGGGATCTTGAACCAAGCAAGCTGAGCCTCATCCCAGAAGAGTTGCCCCGTTACTAGGTAGCCATCTTCAGCTACTAGGTCTTTAGGCCCTGACCAGTTGATTGACACCACGCGCTTGCCACAGGCCTGCGCCTCCATAATAGGTAGCTCATAGCCGCCGCCGTAGGAGAGTTGAGCAACAACATCTGCTGCTGTGTAGATTGCAGCTAGGTGCTCGCGCTCATAGCCGTAACGATAGTCAATCGGGTTTGGGAATAAGACTGAATCCATTGGCAAGCCAGCAGCAGAGGCTAGGCGTGGCAGGTGGAATCCACCATAGATGCCTGTTGGCTCGGTGTGGATGTAAAGATACGCGTTTGGGACTTTCTTACGGAAGAGAGCGAACGCGCAAAATAGCTCTGCAAAACTTTTGCGGTGGATGCTTCTGTTGGCTTTGTTGGCGCTGTTGACCACAATCAAGAAATCATCGTCTTTGAGGTTTAGGAATCTGCGAGTTAGCTGCCCCTCAATCGTTTCGGTTGGCTTGAAGATGTGCGTGTCAATCGCGTGTGGGATGTAGGTGGACTCAATGCCGACTTCTGCCATCTGCTCAACACCAAACGGAGCCATCGCAATCGGTAGCACATTTGGTTTGTCTAGCCAAGTCTTGACAGCAGGTGGCATAGATACATGGTCAAGTGGAACCCAGCTTGCAATCTTAGGAATCTTGTCAAACTCAGGGTTGGTAAGAATCCAAACATCGGCAAGGGTCATTAGCAGACTTGGCTTGCCTAGGTGCTGTGAGATGTGATGAGCATGAGCAACAGGAGTTGAGTCATTGCTGTATAGATCAAGACCGCGAGCATACTCAGGGATTTTGCCAAAGGGAGTTTCGATTGTGCCGTTTGCACCCTCACGCCCATAGTTGCTGACCGAAGCGACATCTATGCCATGACGCTTCATTCGCGTCACTACTTCCCAAGACTGCTGGCCATAGCCAGTCGCTTGATTTATGCCGTTCGAATACCATGTAATTACAGCGTCAATTTTCTCTTGCTTTTTAGGGTTGCCCATTTCTAGCCTTTCGTCATTTATCAGAGTAGCAGAAAACCCCCGACATTTCTGCCGAGGGTTCTCTGATGTCTAGTTGAAACTAGGCGGTTGCACCGATGTAGTGCTTGATTGCAGAGGTGTCCATTAGGTCACCGTCAACGCGGATCTGGAAGCGGTAGTTGATCACTCCTAGGTTGAATTGATAATCTGCGCTCTGGGCCACGTTAAGTCCACCA